TCTGACAGGTATGATTTATAATCTGCTAAACGCGCTAGCATTGAACACTTGCATTCAAAAAGAGCTTTGTTATCTGAATGAGGTGAAGTTATAGTCCCCTGTTGTGCGGGTGTACCACTACTAACACTATTAGTGCCACCTTTTTGTCGAGTAATAAAATTATTGAATTTTTTCATTATGTTATTCAATTTGTTTGATAGATCGGAATCAGCAACTTCTAATAAGTTAAGTCCAGCAAGTTGTGTTTCAGCAAGGTTGGATAAAATCTTGGAAATTACTTCTAGGATGTTTATTGTAAAAGAGTTTGATATTACAGTCTTCAGATTGTTCACAGCTTTCTCTTTGAGACGTGGTGAACTTCTGCTGGAAGAAGCTGCAGTGTCAGTGTGACTAGCTGGAACATCCTGTAAAGGTGTAGATATAACTGTATCTCCAACGTGCTTTATCTTGCACTTAATTTGTTTAAAAGTTGTAGCATCATAGTTATTTGTTTGTATGGTTTGTCTAAAACCGTTTTCATTACCAATTAATTGAAATTCCTTTTCAATACTATTTATTTTATCAGATAATTCAGTGTTATTAGCAGTATTAAACAAATTATGGAATAGACCATATAAAGTCGCATCTCTATTAGATGTTTCTTTGGGAGGAAGTTTAAAAAGCTCCTTTTGAATTATTGCATCAATCGTTTTAATAGCATTGTCATAAGCATCAAAGTTTATATTCAAGTCATCATCTTGTATTGTTAGTACGTATTTGTACTTGGAGATAAACGTTTTGTAAGCGACAATTTTCTCCGTAACCTCTTGGTCCGTAACCTCTTGGTCCGTACTTGTTTTAGCGACAACTGGGTTTGTTAATGACTCATGTTTGATAAGCATCCAGTATCTAGATGCTTTTCCATATACATCAAGAAGCAGAATATAAACAAATGCTAGCTTAATTGCTTTTGAAAAGTTATCATAGCTCACATTATGATCTAGATAATGTGTGTTGACTAGAATCGATGTTATACTTTTCAACTTCTCAAGCACCACATCAAGCTTACTGGAGTAGTAATTTGTAATTGACTTTAACTTCTTGGGTATATTATTGTTTTGTGGAATACTTTCAACGTCCACAACAGCTTTAAGTGTGGTGTATAATGTGGAAAGTGTTGACGCTATATTTGTTGTTAACTCTTCTGATGACGTTGTTGGTTCTGCGCTTTGCAAATCCAAGAAGTTTGCAAGTTTCTGCAAACAATCAGTTCTTGTGCTTTTATAAGCAGTAACCATGTTATTCACTTGAACTTCCAGCCCTGCAACAAAGCCCTTCTTTGCTTCAAGATTGAAGATCCGCGGCCTGTATAAAACAAGATGACGCTCGTCTTTTATAATACGAGTAAATATACAAGGAACACCATACAGTCGAGCTTTCATGAATGCTAAATGGTCATGAGTAACAAACACAAACGTGTTTTGTGCATCTCCTTTCTGCAGTGAAGCGGAATAAAGCTCAGATGCAACCTTACTTTGCAATGCATCACCACTTCTTTTAATGTCAAAATATACTGTTTTGTTTTTATGTTCTGCTACACTCAATAATCCAGAAGTTACATATGTAGATGAGTCAGCATCACTTGAAGTAATATAGCTTGCCAGTTTCTCTACAGATCTGGGAAACTCATCTGTGAGTTGTTTCATTTTGTGATCATTAAAAGAAAACGTAGTACTACCATTAAAACCCATGCGTAATGTTAACTTCTTCAGAGTAGTGAGAGAACTGCTAACGTTTTCATTTTCTTGGGCAGTCTGTTCACAAATGTTCTGGAGACGCGTATTGTATTCTTGGCTTAACTGATCTTGTGAGTCAAAGAGTGTTGCTTTCTTAATTTTCCCAGCAGCGTCCCACACCCCCGCAACACTTTCTATAACTCTTATTTTATGTTGCGAATGCTTAGTTACATCGATATCTGTTGAAAAACTAACATTTGTACTATCAATTATTAAATTTATAAACGGTGCATCTTTGATATTGTCTTTTATCTCTCCTACGAAAAATTGCTGAAATATTTTATATATGTATTTTGCTCTCTCTACTGGTAATATACATCTCAATTCGTCAAATTTTTCATATTCTTTTTCAGTTGTTAGTATTATTACCTCATCTATATACAGTCCATTACCACTACGTTGTGATCTAAATGATGAATTTTCACCTAAATTGATTACAGCAAATTGGTTTTCATCTAGGAAAAGATTTTTTATATCTTCATTTTTAGCAGCTTCATCTTTCTTAGGCATCACCAGTTGCGTTTGAGAATCATCAGGATTGATAAACCTGTAGTTTGTTGGAACACTATATGTTAATGCTTCTATCTCATCATCGTCACATATAAAAAAAGTACCTACATGTGGTGCAAGACTCTCTTTAAACAGTTCGAAGAATGATACTATAACTTTCTCAAAATTGACATCTCCAGATAACTCATTCCTGGCTTTTGGTGAAAGATTATAAACTGCAACATTCCGCACACACTCCCTGAAATGTTTCCATTTCTGCGAATTGCCAATAATTTCATCAGACATACCAGAAGCAAGATGAAGAGGTATAGAATTATATGTTGTAATAATCAGTTGTTCTAGAGCAGAGTTGTTTATGTTGGTATAATCTGTTGTATTAAGTATATCACATACTGTAATTTTATTCATACCACCCCTATAACCACAAAAATCATGAAGTGTATCACATCTAGATAATAAACGGTGAGCTAGAGCGATACCTTCGGTTGCATATATAGCTTCAAATTGCTTTACCTGTATGGGATTATTTGACTTTTGGCGCTTACTGGGGCGCTGTGCTAGCGCTTGTGAGCAGTTAGTATGAGCGAAGTTGTTAACATCTACTGCTACTGGTGGCTCAGTAGCTTCTGCTCGAACATTTTGTCCCCCCAACCATATATATGTCAAAATTCTTCCAATTACAATAGTTCCCCACTTTAATGCAGAACCAACAACACCAGCCATCTTCGCTGTTCTACTATATCCTGGCAAAACTTATCAAACCCCAACAACCTCACTCACACCCTTTCGTGTCACAGGGGGCACATACTTCAAGTCCAGATACCTAAAGATGTCCTCTTCCGCCTCAAAATGGCATGTCACAAACTCACCTGTCTTCATATCTTTTAGTCCATACTCACTCAAAGACAATCCACGTGTTAATGCCCAGTTCCTCATTGCCACATTGAACTGTGCACTCCCTGTGAAGTAAAGCACTGCAAATGGGAACTCATTCGGCTTCGTAATCATCAGATCGATACGCCTATGAGTCCTGTATCTAGGTAGACGGCAGACAGCCATGCACTTCTTATCTCCCAGTGCCAACGTATCGGCGATATACTTCTTTTTGATCATCGTATCGGCAATCGATTTGATTAGCTGCTGTGCCGATGCCTTGGTTTCACCCGAAGTTGTAATCAAGACATCGATATCCCCACTATTCGGCTCACCACGTCTATAACTACCAGCTATCACGGCCTTCAGGGTCGGATCGACTCCCTTGATAATCTCCATAATAAACTCATCATGCTTCACCATCTCTGCACGAGGAATACGCAGCTGTATCTCCTGGTAATAACGTAGGCCTATCTTCTGTTTATCGTTCAAGAGCTCATCTTTACGAGCGATCAATGCCTCGATCGAACGAACCCCGTCTTTCTTCACAAGCTCATTAGCCTTAGCTGGCCCAATCCCATGAATCCCCATCAACTCATCGATGATCTTAAAGTCCCCATCCTCAGCTAGAATGGCATTCACCTTCTTTAGATGACCCGTCTCGATGATCTCCTTGATCTTATCTAGAATCTTATCTCCCACGCCAGGGATCCCTTTGACATCATCAATCGACTCTATCGGGGCTGCCCGTTCTTTTAGTGTTTTTATGACTTTTGCATAGGCTCGCGCCTTCCATACCTCCTTATCAGCCTGCTCCTTCTTGCGAAGGATCTCAAGAGTGTCGATAATGGTCTGCTTATAGTCCGGCATCTCTGCTTGAACTCTGGACTAATATAAGAAAATGAATGAATCAATTTTTATCGAGCGGCAGCAACTTTTTATAAGTTGTTGAAGTGTGCTTGTTTAAGCACGTTTACAGCTTGGGGAAGTTGGCACCGGGGAAACCAACCAGACCAGCACCAATACCGAAAGAAGCACCAGCGCGCACACCTTGTGACAGGCTGGGAGCAGCTAGGTCAAGGAGAGAGAAGGTGGCAGCAGCGATCAGAGCAATGGTCAGCACCTCCTCTAGATTGGGCTTCTGCTTGGGGATCATGTAAGCAGCAATAGCTACTACAGCACCTTCTAGGAAGTACTTTAGGATGCGCACTAGCAGTTCCTTGCCATCAATAGCGAAGCCGGACATATTTGGTAATTTACTATATATTTTAATTGCAGAAAAAAGTTGAGATGCGTTCGCAACCTATATAAGGAAAGTTGATATAATAGTAAATAGACATGGCGACAAAGAACTCTCCCGAACTCGTTTCTTGCAAGGAAGAGGATTTCCTTGATCAGGACCCACCTCTACGCGGACAGAACTATGTCTGTCTGTCATTCATCTCTCCGGAAGCTGTCCTTAAACGTAAAGACACATACTTCATTGAAAAGTTCCTAGGGGGCTTTTCTCAAGATATGACTGAGTTCTTTGATAATTTGAAGGCAAAATACCCTGATGATGCTGGTGTTCTTAAAGCTATCTCAGATAGATACAGCTATGTATTCAATCCTGACCAGATAAATGAAGAGTACAGCTTCTATATGCGTGTGAATAGTGAGAAGCTAGAGAAGGAGTTCTATGAGAAGAATCAGTTCCAGACTAGTGTCCGGGGTCTGAAAGTGAGGGGTGTTTTCGATACTCGCAAAGAGGCTGAAGTACGCGCTCAAGTACTAAAGAAGTACGATGATAAGTTCAGTGTATATGTGGCTGAAGTAGGTTGCTGGCTTCCATGGAACCCCAATCCCGATGAGATTGAGGATCAGGAGTTTGCTGAGAGCGAACTCAATACCCTGATGAAGAAGTACCGCGAGAATCAATCGAAGAAGGATGTGTTCTTCCAGGAACGTCTGAAGGAGAGCGTTCTTGAGAACACGCGACAGAAGCTAGCAGCCGATGGTGAACTCAAGGCGTTCTCAGTTATCAAAGAGGAGAGTGACCTGGGACCTGGCCCTTCAACATCGGTCGCTGCAACTGCGACTGCAACAGAGCTATCTACCGATGAGATGGTCAAGGAGATTGAGAAGCCGGATGCATGGTCCCAAGTAAAGTTGAGCGAGGAACCGGTTGCAGAGTCTACTCCAGCTGATGTGTAAGCCAATAGCGATCAAGATTTTTCCAAGGCTATATAAAATGTGCTTTTTATACAAATGAAACAGATCGTGCTGTTCCTTGCTTTTATAGGTGTCATTATGATTATGCATGGTATCTACCAGCAGAAGATCAAAGCGGCACAAGAAAATGTAAAAGTAGAATATCGTTTTATTCCCAGGACTTATTATGAAGAACAGATTGCAGCCTCGACTATAAGCAACAACTTCAAGAACATGTTCAATGATGATACTTGGGTCGAGAGGACAGTCACATTACCCGCAGCTAAGTCTGATCGCACCTAGTCGGTTTCAGTCAATGCACCTACGCATAGTTCGCGACCACGCACACACATGGTTTCTATCTGTGCTGGCGTTATTTTTACTTTCATGTTCTCGATATCAAACATGGCACCATCCTCTTCCATATCGATGGTTATAATGTTAGCTGCAGGAGACAGTTGCATGTTCTGTTTTGTGATCGTTCTCTGCATCGACATGAGCATATTATAGATATATTTGGCAAACGTAGGTCGGGTCTTTCCATCATCCAACAGACGTTTAAAGATGTTGACGGCAAAGATGTCTTTCAGATTAGATTGAAGGTAGTTAATAGGACAGTTGTTAAACATCATACCGTCTACATATAAACAGTCATTGTAATAGACCGGTGCAAACAGAAACGGCACGGAACAGGTGATTCGCAATGCTGTTGCGACCGGCATCGTAGGAGTGCTGTCGACACAGAAGAACTCGTTCCTCTCTTTGCTCACATTGGCCCCTGCTATAACGAGATTCTTCCCTGTCCGTTTAGCTATATCCATGAATGTTGTTTCTGGACCATACTGTTTGTGTGCTAATATCAGTTCTATAAGCGCTGTTATATTGTTCCCTGAAAAACACCCATAAGAATCGAGTATATTGAGGACCTCTAAAGGATCAAAGGTGGTTATATGATTGTATCTGTCAGTTGTAAGAATATTGGTGATGAACTCTATGCACTCGCGTGGGCTAAATCCAATTGCCAATGCAGTGCATATGATAGCTCCTGCAGAAGTTCCGACTAGTGTCCGGATAACGTCGAACGACTGTCTCTTCAATAGCTCGTCTATACATCCCAATGCCGCTATAGCTTTGAATTCACCTCCAGATATGACAATACTAGTGAACTGACGTCCCATCTATATGCGTAAGATGTTGCCTATTTTTTATATGGGTTTCTTATAGCAGTATGCAGTTACACCTGAGAAAGTTCAATTTAGATCAGATAGGTGACGATAAGACCGTGGTGCTTATTAGTTCACGCGGTGGTGGTAAGTCGACAGTAATAGTTGATCTGCTCTATCATAAGAAAGACTTCCCTATTGGCACCATTATCTGTCCAACAGAAGGCTCGAATGGTACTTTCAGTAAACATGTACCTAAGCTGTTCATTCACACAGAGTATAGTCCGCAATTGATAGAGAATGTGCTCAAACGTCAGAAGAAGATCATCAAACGAATGGAGAAAGAGCGCCAGTTGTATGGCCGAACATCGATCGATCCTCGTGCATTCCTTATTATGGACGATATGATGTTCGATGATAACTGGAAAAAAGACAGAAATGTGAAGTATATCTATGCAAATGGTCGTCACGAGAAACTGTTGTTCATTGTATCACTGCAATATCTAAAAGGTATCCCTCCTATGTTTAGAACGAATTGCGACTATGTATTCATCTTTAGAGAATCGATTGTAGCTAATAGAAAACTGATCTATGACAATTTTGCGGGCATGTTTCCTACTTATGAGATTTTCGATTCAGTGATGACACAATGTACAGAGAACTATGAATGTCTAGTCATCGACAAAACGACAAAAAGCAACAAGCTAGAAGATCAGGTATTCTGGTACAAAGCCGAACTGCATGATGACTTCAAGGTAGGATGTAGAGAGTTCTGGTTGATGAATAATGAATATGCCAAAGAGTCGGACGAAGAGGAAGACGATATGTTTGATGTCTCAAAGATTCAGAAGCGAAAACAGGGGCCTACCATCAATGTTCGGAAGGGCTACTAGATGGTGCCGTCCATGCTAGTTGGAAAGAGATGGCAGTGAGTGCAGCCATTAAGAGAACGAGTCCTGGGGACTCTTCATACTCTAGAAATACGAGAGCAACTGTGATAGCTAAGAGAGCCAAGAATGTCTGTTTTTGATTGAATATGTGCAGTTCATGTTCAAATGCCAGCAGTAACGATAGTCCAAGTGCGATCGCAAGTTGAACCCATTTGCTTCCATAGATCTGATAGAAAAGATCGGCTTTTGATATCTGTCCAGCACCATAGAGTAGAAAGGGGGTGAATATAGGCGGGGCTATGGGTACATTTGAAACTTGAGGTGTCGCCATCTCTTCTATTTATGCTTGATATGTTTTTGGGTCAATAAATTAGTGAGGTGGACCATGAGTGGACCATATCCCGACTACTTAGATACTGTTAAAACCAACTTTCATGTTGGTCTCGCGCCTAAAATCTGGAAATACTATACGTATCTCAATCTCTTATTGGTGGTTCTAACCCTGTTTACGCCGCAGCTTCATAAATACTACAACATCTTACTGGGCTCTCTCTTGACATTGATTGGTAGTTTTGTAGTGTTCTATCTGCATCCAGGATACATAAAGATTCACACCTTATCTGGCAAGGAATATGCCATGTATAATTGGTTCCAGTATACGTTTTTTGACATTTTTACGCATATACTGCCCTTAATCATTGTTGCCATCCTATATGGCAAATATTATAGAAAATATAAATGGTCAATTGGTACATGGGTCACTCTTTTGGTGATAGCTCTTTATATGGCTGTCATAGATCCAAAGAAGGTATATGATACGTCACCATATAATACAATGGTAACATTGGCTATTGTTCTAGCCATCTATGTAGCCATTGTTTAGTTTAGAAATCGGGATAACCTGTGTTCATAGCTAGCGATGCGCTGCCTCCACCACCGGCTTGAACGCCTCCATTCGCTGCTAGATATGTAAGACCGAGATAGATTACGGGACAAGCTACAATCATGACTTTGACAACATAAGTGCCCGCGCCTTTATCAGCATCTTCACGGGATCGCATGAAAGATAAGATGACTGCAATAGCGGCACCAAGAATCAGGGCGATAAAGATTGCGTTCATTTATTTTTGTGAAAGAACAAATTGACTGGTATACTAGCGCGCGTTTCAAAAGAAGCTTGATCCACCACCATGTTTGTGATGGCGACTTTGAAGCAGCTTCTTCTTGACAGCATGTTTCTGTTTTACTAGACGATCGTTGATGGTTACGATCTTGACATCTTCGGGTTCAGGTGCTAGTTCGGGATCGTCGCCATGGTCGTGTTCCATAGAGATGCGCGAGGGATGTGTAGGTTCCTGTTCGTCTTCACTGATAATCTCATAATCGCTCTCTTCTGATGTGGTCACAATCTCAGACTCTTCTTCATCGTCATCCAACACGATTGTTTTTGTGTGAACTGCTGGAACGTCTACAATCTGCTCCTGATCGTTATAGTCTTCTGAGTCTTCATCTATGGGTACTATCTGACTTGCTGGGTCCTCAGCTTCAGAATCGGGTTCTTCGTCTTGCTCTGAACCAGAATCAGTATCATTGGCTTGCTCATCGTCTTCTTCTTGCTTGATGGTTTGATGAGTTGTAAGAACCTGGTTCGCAAGGGTGCTATCAATCAGATCCGCAGCACATGCAACACAGATGCTGTCTAGACGCAACAGATTCTTCTGTAGTTCTACCTGAGGCACACGATCGTTCAATAAGAATGCCTCTCTCCATACAGCTCTTACTACGTCCAAGAAGGAGTCGTATATGATATCTACAGATGGTTGAAGATACCCGTTGGCCGTCTCATCTACTAGCTTCTGTTTCTCATCTGCACCCCATCTTGCCACCTTTTTCAACACATCCTGAAACTCCAGAAGGATGTTTTTGTATTTCTTGTTTGCTTTCTTAACTGCTTGAAAGAGCTCCCTAATACGCGCACTAAAGACGTCTGCATATATACGTATCACCTTCTTCTGCACTGGCTTGGTAAAACCCGTCATCTCTATACTACGGCTTTAGTACAAAATAAAACATATGATTTGAGCGAATGAACGAATGAGCGAATGGGCGAATGAGTGATTGAGCGATTGAGTGAATGAGTGAATGGGCGAATGAACGAATGAACGAATGAACGAATGAGCGATTGAGCGATTGAGCGATTGAGTGAATGAGTGAATGGGCGAATGAACGAATGAACGAATGAACGAATGAGCGAATGAGTGAATGAGCGAATGAGCGAATGAGCGATTGAGCGATTGAGCGATTGAGTGATTGAGCGAATGAGCGATTGAGCGAATGAACGATTGAGCGAATGAGCGATTGAGTGATTGAGCGAATGAGCGATTGAGCGAATGAACGAATGAGCGATTGAGTGATTGAGCGAATGAACGAATGGGCGAATAAGAGAATAATCCGATGCTTAGCTAGCTGTCTGTCGATTGATGTTCAGCACAAATGGGTTCGTGCCTAGTGAACTGAGAATAGCAGGATCCAATCGTGTATCAACATGCTCTACCTCTTTGGGAATGCGCGTGACGTTAATAGCATCAGTTGCTGATGGAGGTTCCATATAGATCTTCTCCCGATTCGGTGCGTCGTTAATAGGGGCGACCACTTGTTTACGAACTTGCATATGAACATCCTCGGCCGCGGTATAAACCTTAGCACCAGACTTAGTAGGCGCCCGTCCATGTAGTAGCTCTTCCTGGCGAGTTGATATACGAGCATTCGCCATTGCTTCGGTACTCATACTCTTCTTGTCACCACTCACTGCGCCTCCATAATACTCATAATCGGAAGTATACTGTTTCTGTGTATTCTTAGCTTCATGTGGATTGGTCAGATAGCCTTCACCACGGTCTGCACCAGCATTGCCAATATGGTCATATAGAGATGTGAACTGTTTCAATGTGTTCTTAGCCTCATAAACGGTAGTCTCATAAGCACCACCACCCTCTAGAGCGTCCAAGTTACCATCGCGCTCATGATCGATCAACGTCTCCTTATGAGTGGTGCGAGCTTTGTCGTCTGGATCATAGGCTTGACCTTTGAGTGCACCACCTTTGATGTTCATCTCATAAGCCATACGCTTGAGAGTTTCGCGAATGGTTGCACGTGCAGCTATCTCGGCAGCATCGTATACTGGCGCAGCTTGAGAAGGTCCACGAAGGTTACCACGACCCGTATCATCATGTAGCAGAGTCTCCTTAATAGTCGTACGAGCAACGCCATTGGGATCGTAAACAGTCAGTTTAGATGGGATCTGTGGAGCCGCATTTCCAAACTGGCGAGGGTTGTTGATGGCGCCTTCTTTCTTTGTAATCTTCACAGCATCAATAAGAGGGGCTACCATGCTCTTTACAAGAGATGTGACATTGCCCTTGTAGACACGAGCACCAGTTACTTGACGCTCGTTGTTATAAACCATGATTGTACTCTTGCCATAATCATCTTTTAGACCCACGGAGGAGTTCACCATCACAGGATTGCGAATGCCGAAACCACTGTGTTGCTCTCGTTTAGGAGCATCAGCTGGATCTGCAATAGCTTGACGGGCTTTGCCATCTACTTGTGTAGCTACACCCACATAAGGACGAGTGGTATCCTGGCGATTAGTATCTTTCACATCGTATTCGGGGATAGCCGTCTGGCGGGTATAAGCACCCGTTGTAACAAACCAGTTGTCCTTCGATTGCTCCGCGAAAGTCTCTGGGCGGTTCTTGTCGAAAGCACCAATAGCAGTTTTCTCGGCTGGTAGTTGCGTTTTTAGACCGTTCACAATGCGTCCTTCATTCACGGTTTTAGGATTGTTAGCAGTTCTCAATTCATCAACCGTCTTAGGACGAATAATATCTTGTATATCATACTGTTGGAAACCACCCGTCCCTTCTGAACCGTAACCGAGCCCTAGGCCGGGAGCGACACGAACTTGTTCAACAGGAAATTCATTATTGCGAACACGAGATGGAACATAGCGTTCACGGAGCTCATCTGGAGCAGCTTGAGCCCCAAATACGTTACCCACATTCTTTTGAACATCAAAGAAAGAACCAGCTTCACACTTGGTCTTATAGATGTCAGTTATGGCTGCAGCAGACCCTGTATATTTCTCCATGATGGTATTGTTGGCATCATCTGTCAGGTTCTGTTTCATCGATGGACCAAAGAATGGTGTCATGTTGTTGTGGGTAAATTTGTCTGGGTCCATGTATTCACCAGTTAAGCTCTTCACACGAGGTACAACCCTAGATTTTACGGGGTCTTGTGATGCTTGATACATAGTTTCAGCAGCACGTTGTTCTTTCTTTTGTACTTGTTGAGTGAATGTGCTTTCATACATGTTCTTAGATGATGGAAGTTCACCCATCGACACTGTGCGTCGTTGTTGATTAGTGACTTGTTGTTGAGCGGGGGCGGCCTTGTTGATCATATAGCCGACTGCCGCCAATGTTGCAAAAACATACAGCTCGATCATATCGTCTTATTGTATTTGTACAAAAATAAAGCATTGACGCAAGCTAATGACCGCCAGTATGAAGGGACTCAAGCTTATGAATATACAGCTCACAGTCATGGGCTGCAATCGGTTTTAACAGATTGATGCAGCCAAAGCTGACAATTGGACGAAGAGCCCAATGGAGATCGTGTTCATATACTTCATGTGAGTTGTCAAACTTTCCTGCAGCAAGACATAGAGAGTTGCGCCCAATATGTTCAAACCGGAATGAGATAGGGATCATAGGAACAGGATCTTCGACATTATAGACGCGCCAACATTCGGCAATAGACTCCTCGACTTTGCTGGAAAACTTGGAATCACCGACACGAGGCGATCCGTATGTATGTAGCTTCACAGGAATATTTGGATATTTGGATGAGAAAACTAGTGCGGCAATACTCGCACAACTAGCTCCTAGACTGTGTCCCTGTATATGAATTGACTTCACTTTTGACCCATCTTTGTCTGCAAGCTTTTCAAAATCGGCAATCATATCATCGATTACAACATCTGTCTGTTCGTAAAACCCTCTGTGGATTCTCATAGCAGGTGTGGACGTGGACTCGCTGAAGCTGACTCTGCAAGTACGAACGTCAATATCTGCCATAGCATCGGTTTTGTCCTCTGTTCCACGAAAGGCGATGAACACATCTTCTCCATTTCGCCACATATAGGCTTGAGTATCTTCTACACCTGCAGTTTTGTGAAATGCATCATAGAAATGGATATCGTCGTCGCGTGAAGGTAAGATAGACCGTATAGCATCTTTTGCTGCAGAGCTGGAGCAGACTCGATCGACAGATGTCCTAAACGAACCTGGTTCTTCGTATGCTAGACGAGAGATTATAGCGGACCTCATTAGATCTTTATAGGGAATTGGTTCAGCCTGGAAATGCTCAACAGTTTTCCTTGGTTGACACATCATCTTGATCACTTGTTTGGCTACTAGAGCACTGGCAATGGTGGTTGCAGTGCTCAGAAGCATGTGGTCTACTGTTTATAGCTAAGTGATGATTTTTTTAGTCCAAGCTGAGCAAAATTTGAAAGGGATATAAAGATTCGATACAGCCAAAGATGTCTGCATTCATGTCCGGTTGCTTTGGTCGTTTGGCGGTATCGATGTAGAAGCCCTGGCAGAACATGTATTTACAAATAGAATGATCAATTCTGCTGACAAATGTCATCTCGCTGTCCTCGGCTATGTCATGTATTGCAATGACATTCAATAAAAATAAGACTGGTGTCAATGATGTAGCCTTAGCAAAACCGTAGAAATCCGACAGCTTAAGCAACAGGGGAGCTGCTGTCGTGCTTGCTCACGGTGTGCATCTGGTGCTCGTGGCAAGTCTTGATCTTCACCTCCTTGGTGATTTTGATCTCCACACCACCACGGTTCACCACCTTGGGCTCATCGAAGTAGTTGACGAAAGCCTCATAGAAATAAGACTTCTTGGCAGAATCGCGAGTGGTCTCGCGAAGGATGAACTTGACGGACTTGGCACCCTTCTTGCTCTTGAAGAGGATGCGGGAAGCCTTCTTGGCAGCAGCCATAGGGGAAGCGGACTTATAAGTACCACCAGTTACACCCAACTCAGAGCCTTGAACAGTGAAAGTACGATCGGGCATTTTATTCTTATAGGGAGAGATTTTTCCTCTGGTAAATACAACAATGAGTTCAGCAGATTGGGAAGAGATTAGAAAAATAAACAAGGAAACAGCAGCTATAAACAAAGAGACTGCCGCCATCAACAAAGAGACTGCAAATATGATCAAAGATGTTGATAAGCAGCTGAAGCTACTCGAAAAGCTGGTGCATGGATATATTGGAAATGATGCCAAAGCCATAGAGGAGGAAGGCAATACAACATTTGCGAAATACCTTCAACGCAAGTTTCAAAAGTGCAATATATATAAATGCACTGGATGGAAAACTCTGCAAGATAACATGCAACCCAAGTCTGGTACAAAAGTCCAAGCTAACGAGTCATCGATCACCGAATTCGATGGTCTATATGTAGTTTCACAGAACTCAGCATATTTTGCTGATGACTATATTCAAAAACCATACAATCCTGAGTTAGTAGGTTCAGGACCGACCTTCTTTGTGGTACTAGAAGCTAAACACCATATAACGGCTTCAAAGGTCAATGATAAAGTTGCACAAATGCTCAAATTCAAAAAGTACATCAGCGATAGTTCACAGTACAATCCTTCTGTACATACGAAGGAGTATCTCAATAAAATTGTCCGTTATAGTCTAACTGAAGTGACCAGTGATATAATTCATATCGTTTTTACGAGCCCATATCTGACAACAGAATGTGTTGAATACATAAAACAGAACTACGACCAATGGATTAAACAAGGAGTCTATGTCTCATACATGAAACCGGCTGGAAATACATACTTCATAGCTTGGGGTGATACAGGGTTTAAAGACGAAGACGTCGTTTGTATCAGTCAGCTCAAACTGAAGTCGGTATCAGGAGGTCGTAAGAACGCGGTAACTAAGCCCGTCCGCAAACACTCAGTGTCCAAGAAGGTGGGTTCTGTGCGCTAGGCGGTTGCACGCTGTTCTCAGGAGTCATCCATTTGCTGCTCCAGTCATAGCAGATGTTCATATTGGCAGCTGGTGGAAGAGCAGTACTCTGGTCTAGAGGTGTGGGTAGGCAGGGACGATGGTTGTCTTTTACAACAATACGGTTATTGATATTGTAATCGAACGGTACCAGAGCCTTATCTTGAGGATTCTGGCACAGCCATTCCCATCGATTGAAACCATTGGGGATACCGCGGAGTGTGCAAGGGCCGTTGCTGATACGAGTTGGTTCAGATGAAAGATCGGCACAGTCACGAGGCATCACGGTTTCACAGTAAGGTTTCGAGCTTGGAAGATACTTTGCAGTTGGGCATTTGGTTGCCTTTCGTGTAATACCCATAAGCTCCGAATCCACATCGATTAGCTTAGTATCACAGATAGCCGCACCAGAAGCACCGAGGTTCACACCGGGCGTAGGCACATAGCAAGGTCCAGCTCCACAGTCAACGCGGGGTGTTTGTAGCATGTACTCGCCCGGTGTTACGGATTCTTTTAGTTGATGCAGATATGAACAGTCGTCATAATTAAGTCGTGAAAAACTCATCACTATTTACTTATTATAACGGTAGAACAAAAATGAAGACCACTCATTTCAGAACTGCGCCATTTATCTCGGCAGCTAGTGCGAAACAGAGTTCCATAGAAATGGTTTCCACAGTGACAAACCGCTCAGTTATATGATCAGGAGCGTCTTTACAGCCATTGAATATTAGGCATTTAAAGAGATCGTGGTAGACCCGGTCGACATACATGATGACCCGTAATGCTGGGACTGATTTCAGTTGGGTTCGAAAAGCGTTTACAGCAAAACGGATACTCGATAGTTTCACGAGTGCTTGCTTGACAGGTTCAAAGCATGGATCTATAATCCACTCTTCATGGAATGGAATCAGCTTTACCTTGTGATAACTTGTGCGTTGATAGACGAGCTTTGTTGAAATCTCTTGTTCCAGAGGATCTGTTATGTTCCCAATCAACTGTCGTATTGCATAATTGAAATCAGATGTGGTCGTCATTCCTTATAGACGTGGGCAGCGAGACAGGTTTAGAGCTGGTTCACGAGGAACGGGTGGAGGGAGATCAAACAGTTGGCAAGAAGGGAGTTGCTTCATAGTAGTATCTACCTTGGGATGGCAGACTGGTTTGATGTATTCACGACCCTGTATATAGTTATCAGAAGTGGGTAGATACTTATATGTAGGGCAGCGAGTATTGGGGCGATCGATTCCAAAGAGGTTGTTTTCAATGTCCACCATGTTTCCACGGGGCACACCCACAGCGGTACCACCAACAATCCCTAGTTCCGGGCGGCATTTATCGCATCGTTCGTATTTGATGGTGTCAAATGTGTGAGTGAGATAGTTTACATTTTCGGCAAGGGACTGCTTATAGTTGCAGGTATCAGTATGAACACGAGTCCAACTCATTCTTTATTTTGTTTGAGATTTGTTTTACGAATGCTCAGAAGAAAAATGAGAATAGCTTAGTGCTTCTTGGACGCCTTGGTCTTCTTGTCAGCCTTGTATTTGCGGTCCATCTCGCGAGCCTTGGTGATGCTTACCTTCTCGCCCTTGATGGTCACATAGCGATTGCGACCTTCGATGATCAACTTGCGCTCACGGCCGCAAAGGGTAACTTTGGAAGAGGCACCGCCTTCTTGGAGTTGGGGAGCTGGACCGGCTTCGCCAGCAGATAGACCAATTTGAGTGGATAGAGTGTTCAGGAATGATGCCATATAATCTATATATTTTTATTACAGAAATTTATCCCACTCTGCCTTGATAAGATCAAGTTCACTAGCTATGCGATCACATTGTTCAGCCAGAAAGACTTTCGCATCAAAATTGGCAGCATAGTCTCCATAAGGTTTAAGCTTTAGAATAACATGTTTCACAAGTGGATGGGGTTGATAATATCCAGTGAATTCAAGGACTTTCTCCTTTGGAGGTTCACGAATACAGTTATTATAGATGAGAGCTTGCAGGACATTGACAACAGTGCTATCTTCACCACTAATATTGACATAATAGAGCTTGTTGTTCACATCTATATCAACTTTATCGGGAATTGACATGACTTTGTCTTTCAGGATATCGATTGACTTTCCGAATACATATCCTGGTGTAAGTGCGCATTCTGATTCGAGTTTGAATTCGAAAAGAGATGGTTCACCCCATTTGTCTTTTACGAAATTGCGTTGAATATCAAGAATGCTTCCACTATGTTTGGCAACTTTTAGAGTGTCGGGTACATAGCTGTATGTGCATTGACTGACTGGACACCATTTCGCGTGTTTCTCAGCGGTTGCCTTGGTCAGCTTAAACTCTAGATCGATCTCCTGCCCATCATGTAGTTTGGTGATCATAACATGCTCTTTTGTGAATCTGTTAACAGGAAAAACACGGGCATGAAACTCGGTGGGGTATTTCGCGCCTTCTGTGTCGAAGATCTCGATCTCTTTTGTCGTAACAAGAGTAACATCTTCTCCGGCTTTAGCTGCAGCTTTCAGTTTAAAAGTGTACTTTGTAGAATCGAACTCTTCGATCTCTTTCTCAGAGAAGCAGAAAGGGATAAGACTGATACGATGAAATATGAGCTCATTATGGAGAGAAGATGTGTTCTTATGGACTATTATCCCCGATTCCCCACTATAATCGGGATGTTCCATATCAAAATCGAGAGATACATTGGGAATGGAGGTCATAGCAATGCGACGTAAGCTGTTGACAATACTAAGATCTATATTGGAGATACGAAAGACGAGTCGGGCGGGGTTCTTTTTGTCCACAACTTGGAACATGATATCTACTTATGCCAGAGCTTTTTATTCGCATTACTATGACGAATTTTGGTCTAAAAAATATGAGAAGAATGTAAGGGGATATGACAGAAAGAACAGCAAGTATAGAAAAGTGGTTGAAAGAATCAGACACAATTGCTCTATTTGGTGAGCTTAAAGAGCTATGTACTCATGGAGGTCAGAGAGGTGGTGGTGTTGATGTGTCAGGCAATAGATATCTGAAATTCGTTAAAACTGTGGTCACAGAGTATGCGAGAAAGAACAACAGTATATGTCCGCTTGCAATTCAAATTAATTCAACTACTGAAGAAGGTCAGTCATCTACGCCTGCTCAACATGCTCCCACTTCTCAGATTGATATTCAAGCTATTCAGAGACGTTTCGAAGCTTACGATGAACTATCAGAGGGTCTCGAAGAATTTTATCCCACAAGTTCAGGAGATCCTCAAATATTCACTGGAGAGGTATTGACGACTATTCTAGAAAGCTTGGCAAATGATGCTTCATTTATACCAACAGCTAAAGCTCTTCTTGAAGTGAGTAAAGGCTTCAATAAATATTTTTGCCCTCTCAAAACAAAACCGGAATCAAGTTGTTATTGGAAAGAGGGGATCGTGAGTTCATTGCTATCTATTCTAGAGGTTGAAAGAGAAAGATATAAATACATTGTTGCTGAGGATCAACCTACTGAAGAAGATCTAAAAAATATTGGCGAAGACAACAAAAGGAAACGATACAAACAGAAGATCATCGAAAGAAGAGTGGCAAAGCATATAACTGTAAAAGATGCTGGGACATACGAAGATATCTGTTTAGTTCACGAAATCGTATTTGATAGTGCAGATGTCTATATAGTTATAAGCACAATCCGCGATTTGAATGATGACGGAAGAACACATAGTTACAAACAAAGTATAACGATTATGAATGAAGGTAAACTATTATCATATGAGTATGTATATGCCAAACTGACAGTTCGCATAAACGAAACTCATGAGACCGCGAAGATAAACTGTTTCAAAGATGTTCGGAACCAGATCCGATACTTGCTTAACCGCTTAAAAGGAGAAGGAAACGATGCTGAAGACAAAAACAATAATCTGATATTCACTCCTCGTCTAGGTTCACAATCATATGAGTTCTTGTTTAAAGACCAAGCTCCCAGACTACTCGATGGCGATAATAAACGTTTCACATTAAATGATTTAGTATACTTATGGTATCTACGCAATAAACGGGTTGTATATCCTGCTTTGTATACTCGTTTTATCTCTAACAAGATGCGACTATACAAAGGACTCCTCATGAGTGCATTAAACAACGAGATCCTGAAAGAGGACAAATTGAGGAAAACTGTTACAAATTGGATAAATTCTAACCCTAACAAACTGCCTGCAGAAGTGGCAGCAGCACAGGTACAAGCTCAAGATCATGCAGATATAATACAGCTTGACCAAGCAGCACTAGCATTTGAACAACCGGCTGCTGTGAATGACGTGAATGTGGTTCCAGGTTATTTCTCACCAGTCATGTCAATACCGGATATCAGAAATGTGGTGAATGTTTTCAAAGATTTTGGCAGTAGTAAAGCGGCGAAGGCGTCCTCTCCCAGTTCAATATCTTTCCAAGAGATTCTCGATGATACTCCCATCAATTTCACTATAAACGACTATGAAGCACCCCCTGAAGAGTTTTTGCGCAAACTGATCACAACCATAAATAAAACAGCAGCATACTTTATAAAAGACAATGGAGGGGGCGACTCTGGAAAGCTGAGTATTTATGTTGCAAAGATTACTGAGGATTTACGGGGAAAACTCGATCAAGTCAAGCCACAAGATACAACTATAGACCTCAATGTGCTGTTCAATATCATTACTATAAGGTCTGACACATCTTCCGAGATTGTGCCAGAGCTGACTGTCAACCTGAATCATCTTTATGTTGCGCTATATAAGGACTGAAGACTAATCTATAGTAAGCTTGGAGTGGCGTGCTTATTTTATAGGTGCTGAAAAATGAACGGTCTACGTATTCTAGCTAGCAGCGGTGGTGGCGCTGCACTTATCAAACCTCGAAACTATAAGCAACAACTATATCTCGACCTTCTACATAAACAGAATCCTACAGTAGTGATCGCATCTGGATCATCAGGCTCAGGAAAGACCATTGGTGCTGTCTCAGTAGGTCTAGAAAAACTAAAAGCAGGTGATGTAGATAGACTCATTCTTACGCGTCCTACAGTTGCCGTCGGTTCAGATAATATTGGATTCTTGCCCGGCTCACTAGAGCGTAAACTGGAGCCATGGATGAAACCTATTTTTGATGTGATGCAGCTTCACTATCCAAAGAGCAAGATTGAGAAGATGATGAAAGACGGTGTGTTTGAGATCGCCCCTCTGGCTTTTATGCGCGGGCGCACGTTCTCTAAATCGTGGGTCATCTGTGATGAAGCACAAAACACGACTATTAGTCAGATGTTGATGATGCTAACCCGCATTGGCAAAGGATCCAAGCTAGTGATTACTGGAGATCCTCTGCAACATGACCGCGATTTCTCAGTGAATGGCCTAGAGGATCTGGTGACCCGCCTTGAATATGCGGGCGAAGAGCTTGATCCATATGTAGAGGTAGTCTATTTCGAAGAGGGCGATGTAGAACGCCACCCGATGATCCCTCACATCCTGGGTCTTTATAAGTGAGCTGTGAATGCGTGTGTGTACTAAACAATCTTGACAATCACCTCGGCTCTGCCATCCTGTAAGATACTTATCACTTTCCCTACAGCTCTCATATAATCGTCCATACCTAAATCCTTGGGGTAGATTGCGACCGGTTTTATTTTTCTACCATCTTGTTCTGGAACAATGTAATCACCAGGGGAAGCGCCATAGACATTGACTGGCACACGACCGCAGAATGCAATAATATCGTATAAGTCTTTTGAGATATGAGCCGGAGGCACGCCACCAATATTTCCCGGAGAGGTAGATTTAATAGAAAAAGAGACTGCACGGAACCAGTTATCCGTTAGCTTACCATCTGAATCTATACCAACAATATCTCCATCTTTTAATGGCTCTGTGTCCACTGCTTTAGGAAGATACTCTGCATAATCGGCACCGACCGTTTCCAGGTATACAGTGGTCCTGAGAGGCCCATCTACAAGGGTATCTCCTATAATGTGCAGATCAGCAGTAGGATTTGAATGACCAATGGCTAATCGACCGGCAATATACATATCATTCGCGAGCTTAGCATTACCTGTTTGCAAATCGAACTGCTCGGTAGCATTGGAGCCTCCTACAACAAGATTACCAAGCACGTAAAGATTATTCCGCATCTTAGCATTTCCACTTGAAACATCTAGTTTCTCTGATGGACTCAATGTTCCGATTCCTAATTCGGGTGCATAAGTAGTAAAGCCACTGTTACTACCACTGTTACTTCCTCCACTCCCCGACAGAGCTAAAGGAACACCATTTACATAGTAGTCACCAGTTATATTGATATCTCCAACAACATCTACTGCATAGCCAGTCGCTATCTTGCCAACACCAAGACGATTGATAGCACTAATGTTAGACGCACGCATGGTTCCAGCCACATCAAGAGTATATGCAGGTGCTGTCGTGTTTATTCCGACATTACTGGAAGTTAAAAAGACATTTGCACCACTGTTAGACCATTGGCTTCCCACATATGCGGCCCCATTTTGACGTAATATACCAGTAAAGTTAATATCGCCCGTAACATCTAAAGAATAAGCCGGACTGTTGTTTTGAACGCCAATACGGGCGGTTGTTATCAGATTACTAGTTCGTGTTGTACCACGAATGTCCACTGTTGCAACTGGTGTAGTTGTCCCCACGCCAATAGTCGATGTATATAGAGTATCTGTTCTAGCTATACCGCGTAGATCGAGTGGATAGATTGGTGAAACGGTCCCAACACCTATTTTGTCTGTTGCAAAGAGGTTTGTCGTTCGGATATCTCCTGTTACATCTACCTCATAATCGGGAGCACCATTTTTAACACCAATGCGATTTTCAAATATACCAAGATCTCTGACACTGAGATTACTTACACTCAACTGGTTTATATCGGCATTACTGCTTATTATGTTACTGCATCTGATGGTTCCGGCTACATCTATCTCATATGTTGGATTGGTATTGTTCACACCTAGTCGACTCGAAACATATACAGTTGTAGCTCTAGCAACACCATTCACATCTAGTGGATACGCGGGATTAGCTGTGCGAACACCTATATCATTTGTAGCATAAAAGCGTGTTGCATTCGCAACTCCATCTACTTGCAAGGGATATGTGGGGTTGGATGTTAGAATTCCAATCTTCGAAGTGATATATGCATTACTTATAGCGGCGGTGCCTCTTACATCAAGACTCCATTCAGGTGAAGTAGTATTGATACCAAGAGCGCCCGTGACATATGCATTGCTCGTGCGCATAGCTCCGGCTATATCGAGAGGGTAAGTTGGGATCTCGGTGCCTATGCCTAGTTTGGAAGAGACATATGCATCAAGAGTTCGTGTCGTACCATTTACATCCAGTTCATAATCGGGAAAGGTGGTTGCGATACCAACTCGACTATCAGCGTATATCTCAGTGCCATGAATGTTTCCAGCAACATCAACTTCGTATTGGGGAGATTCCGTTTTAACACCCAGATACTCTCCGACATAGACATTACTGGATCGCGTAGTTCCAGCTACATCGAGTTCGTATCCGGGGGTTTCAGTTTTGATTCCAATATTACTCGATGCAAATAGAACATGAGATCGAGTGGTTCCGGCGACTTCCAGGTCGTATGTTGGAGACTCTGTCTTGACACCTATATTGCATGAAGCAAACACTATTTGTGCTCTAGAAGTGCCTACGACATCTAGTTCATATTCTGGAGTAAGAGTCGCCACTCCAATGTTGCTATTGACATATAAGTAATCCATTCTTCCATCTCCACTAATATGTAGTCGATGCTCTGGCACAAGATTGTTGATACCGACATTGCTCAGTATATATGCATTGGTGCTTTTGATATCTCCTATGACGTCCAAATCATAATCGGGGTTGCTCGTTTTCACTCCTATACGATCACGGGCATAGAGATTACTCGTTAGGATATCACCATCCACGTGGACATCAAACATAGGATTAGATGTATTTACTCCAAGGTTTCCCATAACATACATATCTCTAGCTGCATGAGTGTCCAGATTGATGTATATATTACTCTGTTCGAAACTCATAGCACTTGTAGTGTTCTTCGTTGTGCCAAAGTGGATACGCTGTGTTGAAAATATGGGTCGAAGTAGTATATCGTTGTTCGACGAGTTTGTGAAGAAGTATGTATTACTTTGCGATATTTCTAAACCGATACCCGGTCTATTGTAGTATAACGTTCCAGTGGCAACCATCCCTCAACTTCTACTCTTTATATAGGTCTTTTTGGAGTTTACTTCACCATGTTCTCTGTAGTTGCTATCAATTTGAACACTGTATTAGATAAGAAGATGATAGCAAATATGATAATAATTACTCCTACAGAATTCAGTAAAAACGTCTTTGCAACACCATATGGATACTCTTTCTTCATCAACTTGAATACGATCATCATGATGATTCCAGTAATAAACATGCCGAAGAATGTTATCAATAGAATAATGGCACATATAGATGCAATTCCTTCCCTGTAACCCCTTTTGAAACTGAGAGCTTTTCCTAGGTTTCGAGTCCTAAAAAGAGTGGATAGGGAGTTTGCACCTGTAGCTAGATCTGCGTTTCTGTCTACATTGTAGTTCAGCAGATAGAACTCAAAGTCAGCTCGTTGGTTCCAAGGCATAGATATCAGTTCAAGATCGTCAGTTATGTGTTTCACAGCAGTGTATGGAAAGTATGCCACATTCCCGTCCATATGATTGAGCACCTTGGATGCACTATAACCTGTGGGTTTGTTCGCTGTGGTGACATCGTATTCTTCATCGGCCATTTTATCTTCTAACTTTAGAAGAGATTGAAAAATAATGACGGCGATACTTTTGCTAGTCATGCAATTTCGACATGCAAGCAGTCCGGTTTATGTAATGAAATTTATTTTTCTGGTTACACTTATACCAGGTGAAATTGCAACACCTTGGTAGTGAAGATAAGTATGGGTGTGTTTTTTACACTTGCAGCATTAGCAAGCGCTTCTTAACTTTCTCCCTACATCCATCGA